TTCTATTATCAATATTTTCTTCATATCTATACGAATATACTCCAATTAAGAATTTGGACTTACTTCAAATGATTATATCGTTTTAGAGCATCCCTTCGGCTATATGCTTGTATTTTCACACCTTTGATCATAAACGAGTGAAGAGGTTTGACAAGCGGTTTAACCGGTTTAGGATTGAATTTCATACGTACTATTTTGCGGCATCCAAAGAATGGCGCTTTCTGTATATCATTAATTTGATTGATATGAATCCGAAATGGTGTTTGTTCATATTTCATAATCTTCATCTTTGTTATGTTATGATTCTGATAAATATCTTATAAGATCATCCTTGTCTCTAAAAAGTTTTTTATCCCATTGTGGATAATTGTTTCTCGGCACACTTAATCCGTCAGAAAGTTTGTATACCATAAAAAAACTGCGATCTGTATAGGATATTTCAATAGTAATTTTGCTTATAGTGGAATGACAGATATTGTCTCCACTTAGATAGCATACACTAT